TTTTTTCCTAATTGGTGAGTACCATAGAGGTTCGGTCTCTTCAGGTAGGTAGTTATACCATTCCCGTTTGTAATCGACAGGCGCCATGGCTAGTTGTTGAAATAGCCAAACGTCATATCGACCTTCAGGTCTACGTGTTTTTAAATACATAGCATACTGAAGAGCTTCGTGGATCGTACTCTGCCGCTTGTAGCGATAGCGTAAGAACTTAAAAGCATACCAACCTTGTTCGCTTCTACCTATTTGGGCAATTTTGTTGTCCGGTAAGTAGGCACGCGCAAGGCGGAGACCTTCTAGTCCTTTCAGACCAGAATCATCAGGAAAATGAGACGGAACCACCTTGATCAAAGGTGTAACGTTCTCTAACCACTTCATTAGCAGACCTAGGGCAGCTTTTTCATACAAGTAACCAACCCCTCCGAAATACGTTCTGTATTTCTTTAAAAGGGAATTGGCCAACACGTACGTCCAAGCCTCTAGACCAACTTTTGTTGTGGTGGTGGGACCCTTTATGTAAAAGGGCCTCATTTCGCGGCCGTGGTAAAAATCACCACCGCAGCTTTCTCTGAACGATGGTCCCGTATCGTAAAAAGACTTCTCCGTATTTATGGAAAAGCCTAAACAGTTCAAGACAAAGGAAAAGTCAGGAACTGTCGATACAGGAAGTATGATATCGTCGCCGAATACGCTAACATCTCGTCGATCCACAGGGTGGGTCAACAAGGAAGTTATACGCCAAGGGCGGACACCATAGTCCCGTTTAACACGTTGGAACATGTTACACGAGACGGCCAAAGCCCAAAACACAAGCGTTTCCACTGGAAAAGTGGTCGCGTTTCCCATTGTAGCATAAGTCTCTAAACGAACCTGTCTGTCTAGAACAGACATAACAGGAGAACGTGTAGAGTCGAGCCACCAAAACCATTTAGCCGGAAAAAAATACCGAACTAACTGGTAGGAGACCGAGTCGCTAGCGTTACTGAGATCAATGGTTGCGGATTTTCCGCTCACTGATGCCCAGAACGCTAGGTCCTTATGTCGCGCAGGTAGTGTTTTTACGTCCAAACCGATAGAGGCTAGGCGCTTGTACATGATCGTCATTAAAGCTTGCTGGCAATACATATTGCCTGTGGGCTCGATCGCGATCATACGCCTTTTCTCCGCAGTTTTTGGTACGGAAGTTGCACGAGACCCCTCGATTATATTAAACATACACTTATTGTCACTTGTGACAGTCGACACCTGAAAACAGGCGTCCCGGTACAATGGATCGTACCGGAAGTATTGTTCAATAATCTTGGAAGCACGCTGTGTTACTGTCCAGGGAAAAGAGGATTTTTGGTTTAAGGAGGTATCCACGAAAGATACCCCCTGCGATACGCCATTACTATGGCGCATGGCATCAAATATTTCCTCTGTACTAATGTCTAGAAGAGCCCATGCAATAAGTGCACGAGCCCTTTGAAGAACGTACCCGAGCATGCTGCTGTCATCTGCATATCGATTAAGATAAAGCAGGTGATTAGTTGCAGCAAGCTGATGGTTACGATCAAGAAATGATGACAAGGCTTCTTTATGTAGCTTTGCATCATCTCCTGTTGCTTCAACCTTTTTAAGAGTCGAGACATATTGGTACTCCCTGAAAAAGTCAGCATACTTACCGTCCCCCACGTCTGTGACGAGGGACGATAGATCCTGATGAAGAGCAGTCGCCAGCTTGGTCGCGCGGACAACTGGATCAAAGAACGACTTAGATACCGTCATAGCAGTACCCTCTTATGTAACAATCCTCGTCAGACGAAAACTTAGTTAACCATATCACACATAGTGTGTATGACTTGCTAGGCTTTCTACGTCCTGAGAAGTTGGCCCCCTTGATATGCGATATCTCTGCACTAAGCAGAGAGAAGGCTTGTACAACACGCCTTCTGATCGTATGTTCATGGGGTGTTAGATTTTCCTTCTTTGTAAGAAGGTCATCTAAAATGCCAGAGTCTCGGAACGTCTGTTGAACGGTCGTTAACATTGAGTAGTACTGTATGCTAGGTATCGTAACAACGTTTACCATGGGATAGCTCCTGATAGGTAGATGGTATTATGAGAAGGTTAGGCTGTTGAGCCGTCTTCCCACAGGCTGTCAAAGTCAGCATCATTTACGATGTTGACGATGTCCGAGCGAAGTGCCGTTATGTCGGCATCCGATGTTTCAGGATGCACGATCATTTCGACAATCACTTGGTCCGTAAACACACTTCCGTCCGCGAGGACTCGAGGTGCTGTCAGGGCCAGGCGACGTTTCGCCGGTGTAAAGCCACCCGGATAACCAGAGTTACTCTGGGGCTCCGTGATTGTTGCCGTGAGAACGCGACGGACTGCATAGTCCGCCGAATCATCAAGCAAGAATCGTGGTGTACCATTTCCGCCGAGAGAAAGAAAACTCGTGGCGGAACCACCCGTAGGTGCGAACGTTGCTCCAATTGGTATGGAGGCTCCATTAAGTGCCATAATTGGCTCCTTGTAGTTTATGGTGGTTTATTTTAACAACTGCCTAGTTATAGACAGAAGGTCAACCACGTTAGTGATATCCGATACCAATCCCTTCGGCATAACCGGAGGTATAGTATCGGTCGAGGTGGGTGTCCATAGTTCACGCACATATTCTTCTGTTATAAAGAAGTCTGTGTCGGGGACTACGGTTCGAGTCCACCCGGAGGTCTGAAAATCCGTAAAGGATATACTCTGCATCGCTTCATGCGATGTAGAGACAGTTCCACCGAGTATCTCTATACGAGGATCAACGAGATTGGTAAGTCCACGAATGGACGAACCAATATCAATGACGCGATCTATCATGAACGAATATGGGAACAAGTCCCACATCAATTCAGGTAGGTCCTTGACCCTCAATCCATACTTGCGACGCCACTCCGTGAGGGGTGGCTTCACACGATAAAACACTACGGCCCTAGCCTTCCCTGATCGTACTTGTGAAGTTCGTTCATACGTGAACTGAAACTTCACTTTTGTATCCGATAGGATACTTGAAGAGTACGGGGAAGTGCCATGAGCAGTATGTATTTTATCATAGTTCGTCCTTTCCTGGTCCTCAATACTTTCGAGAACCGTCTGGACAGACCGAACTAGAGGGCTGAATGCAAAGCGGTACTGCAACCAAAGGTTGGCGAGAGCCTTCGTTTGATATGCAGTACTCTTAGCGCGCTTTCTGATGCGAGCTAAGAGGCGTACTTTATCTTTCCGGTACTTTCGTGCCAGTCGATAAATTCCACGTATAGGATTTCCGATAAACCTTATCGTTTCTCCTATTTCCGCCAGGTCTTCAGCAATCGTGTATGGAGCCTTGTCAATTGCCGCTATCGCCTTCAACTTAGCTGTCTTGACTGCATCGACACTGGAATAACCACCCAGTGCGAGCAAGCCAGGATAAGCGGTGGGGCGTATAATGGAAGAGACGGTAGTCAAACTACCGCTCCCGGAGAAGTCGTCATACAGTACCGGATTAGCATTATAGGTACTGTGTAAACTACCTCCTCCTATTTTATTGACAATAGTCTTAACTTTCGTACAAGGGTTTAATATGAGTTTCCCAGATCGAAGTTGTTGGTGAAAGTTCGGGGTTACCACATCGTCCATGACGGTTGTAACTGAACGAAGGACATGGACAAAGTCTGGCCATGTCCCACTCCAGTTACCCTCATTGACGGTGGTCCCGTGACTAAACACTTCCGACTTCTCTCTATGGCGATTCATACGTTGACTCCTGTAAAAGTATAGAGATTAACTGCTACTTAAGATTCCAGGCGGCACCTGCCGCCCGAGTGAGAGCTCAATAGAGTTCAGAGGGCCCC